TTGCAGTTTTATTTTGTGTATTTAAACATTTGGTGACGTCAAAATATAAATCTAGGTCAAACGTCATTCACTAGATATTATTTACGTTCTTCGGCCAGGCACCTTTAGTAAATACTAATCTCCTAAGAATCCTGTTCATCGACGAAGCCTAGATCGCGCTCGGGGTGTAAACCAACCTCATACTCGTCTGGTATCCATACGTCGATAGAATCATTTAACTGCACTCCGGTCCCCCACTGATTCCGCGGGGGAAGTTTTAAGGACTTTAACTTGCTGTCACTAACGCTTTTATTGCCATACTTAAGGAACCACCATACAAACCAATCTTCATATGATTTGTCTAAATTCCTACACATGTGGTCAATTTCAGCTTCACGAGCCACTTGTTGTAGCTCGCGTCGGCGTCTCTCGTATACTTCTTTTCCGTGGAAATAGAAGTCACACAAAGACGTATCAATATTTTCTGCACAACTCTCGTTGACAGACATTCCATTACCAGATTTATGTAATATACAATGTAATCTTTTAAATATAGATCTCTCAGATAAGGCTCCTACTTCTGTGCCATCTGGTTGAACTACAGTAAATCGTTGCAAAAACACCACATCATCGATCGGTATAAATGGAATGAGTTCCGAGTCCTTGTCCGGCATAGTATACTGCTGCCCATGTTCCTTCAAAAATTCGTGTATAGAAACAATGTTAAACTTTGTACACTCAGCCGAAACTGTTCCGATGTTATCATCCCCGTACGTAATCAAAGAAACATTATCTCTGAAATTCATGTGGGGATACAAGCTGTAGAAGCACATTCTCCATTGAAGCGCTCCCACAATTCCGTTTATAATGACAGTTAGCGAATTACCACTAATGTGTGAACCCTGCGTGAATGAAATTACATCTCCATTCATAGCCACGATAGGATAAACAATGTCAGTAGTCATATTCCGCATAACTGTCAAATCTTGTTCACTATAACCAGCAACTTCAGCCATACCAATTAAAATGCCAAACGCTGCCAAAATCATTTGCGTCGGCATTTTCTGGTCATACTTACTGTAGTCGCCCGCTATAATGCGGTCTTTTCCGTGTGTCATAACGAATTGGTTTAACTGTTCCCACTCGTTCGAAATAGCATTAACGCCCACTGCGCACTCAGCTTCAAGTGGATTCATTTGC